CGACATTTTTAAGGACATCGGCGATAAAATCGGTGACGCTGTTCTGAATAAATCGGGTGAAGCGGTGGATGCGCTGAACGCCCTGGGACTTTCTGCGGAAAAGCTTTCTAAGGTTAGTCCTGATAAACAATTGTTAGCTATCGGCGAGTCACTTGAAAAAATAAATACTAACGCCGAAAAGACCAATATTCTTGAAAGCCTCGGCAATGATCTATCAAAATTATTACCGCTATTTGATAATAATAACCAAAAATTAAACGAGTTTATCCAGCTAGCTAAAGACTACGGTGTTGCACCAGATCCGAAATCCATAGATGACCTTTTAAAAGTGAACCAGATATTTCAGGATCTGGAAGCACAGGCCAGCGGTCTGAAGATGGAGAATGCTGCAGGCCTAGCTAAAGTTGATCTTTCACCACTTCAGGAAGGTCTGGATGATCTTAAAAAGACTTTCAC